TAATTTAAAATTAAATGAAAATGAATTTAGATGAATTAAAAAATGAAATTGGAAAATTATCCTTAAAAGAAAAACATGTGTTAGCTGAAGAATTAAGAAAAATGTTATCAACTGGTGATAGGGAAAATAATAAAAGTGACTTAATTGGTAAAATTGGTGAAGCATTCTTTGATACAATTGTTGATGAAACAATTATTACAGAAGTAAAAACAGAAGATGGTAAATACCTTGAAACAAGAAAGGTTTATGTTGAAACCCTTCAATATAGTGCTTATTCAAAAAAAATTGAAGAAAGTGGTTTAATGTCCACAAATTCACATTTATGGGTCACAGTATTACTCAAGGATAATAAACCTCACTGTGCTATTATAAACCATACAGAATGGCTTAAAGATAACCAAAGAAAATTAGAAAAATACGCAAAACATAAACCAAAGACAAAACGTGGTTCAGAAACATATGGTCTTGCAATTCCATTAAATGTAATGTTAGGTTTAGAAGAAATTTAAAAAACACTTGCCAAATTAAAAAATAATGCTTAATATTGTATCATAAAATTACTGTAGCCCACAGTTTTTCTATATACATTTATTTTCATAAGATAGAAAAGTGTCACCTTCCTCATAGGGTGACATTTTTTTTTAAAAAGACTTGTTGAACAAAAATATATTTCTTATATTTGTAATAACATATTGGGTGGGGGACTTTTTACTTGTTTTGCCATAACGTTTACCCCCACCTATTTCTATATATAGACAACCCTGCTGGCAATTATTTCCATAGATAGTTTAGCTCCCACTACAAAAGTCCAGCAGGGCTTTTTTTTTTATCGTAAAATGGTCGTTTGACCAAAAGCAAACTATTTATATATAAATAAACATAGTAACATGGAAATTTATTAATGACGCTAAACAATTGGATAACCCAAAACTACAAAGAAAACCTTCAAAGTGTAAAAAACATTACCAAGGGTAGTGAATTAACAGATGACTTATACCAGGAATGCATCCTTATCTTATTAGAATATAAGGACCCGAATAAGATACAAGAATTAATTAACAATAACCAGCTTAAATATTTCTTTATAAGCATCGTTATTAGGCAATATGTATCCACCACATCACCTTTTCACACAAAGTATCGCAAACAGGCTGCAAATACGTCTGACGTTGATGTTTATCAGATGCCAGTTCAAGATGAAGAATACGACCACGATATTGATACGTTAATTAACTACATCAACAAAGAAAAAGATACTGAAGCGTGGTATACAAAAAAAATGATAGAACTTAAATTTAATGAAAATATGTCATATAGGGATATTTCAAAGATGACAGGGATACCAGTAACATCATGTTTCAATACAATAAACACATTCAGGAAAAAAGTCAAAAACAAATACGATGGCAGTAAAAAGAATTAACACAAATGAAACCACTTATAACAAGATAAAAGAATTTTTACCAAAGGTTAAAGGTAAACATCATGTGGATAAAATAACAATTGATGAAATGTACAGTATTGCACGTGAAGCTGACTATCCAATGCCAGCAAGAATGCGTTGCAGCGGATGCGAAAACAGCAACATATTGGTTTATCTAAACGCATATATCTATCAATTTGAACACAAAGATGAACTAAATGGCTAAGAAGATAGAAAGAAAAAGCAAGTTAACCAAAATTACTTCTGAAGACCTTTACAAAAAGACAAAGAATGATGGCACAACAGATGAACGTTCAAATAGGGCGAACACAACAGACTATGTTGGCCTAACCTTTGAATGTAACTATGACACGTTTTTGGTTATAGCTGAAGCTGATAGGGTGTTATCAAAGAATGGTAAACACCTATATAGAAACTTTCATGTTAGATGCGTTGCATGTGGTACAGAAAGGGAAACATTAATAGCATCGCTAATAGGTAAAGGTGTGGCTTGTAGGGAATGTCAAACAACAGTTAGGGGTGTAAGGTTAGACTTATCAAAACCACCAATTACATTGGAAGGTAAAATTGAAGCGATGCATGAAATTAACCAGATATGGGACCAAATGAAAAGGCTTGCAAGGGCTGGACAACTAACAAAATATCTTGTAGAAAAGTTTGATGTAAACAAATACCTAATTGAAGAAGATAATAACGAAGAAGAAGATAATAACCCAATTGATAATTATGATGACATTGACTATACTGATGACACCATCGACTGGGATAACGAATTAGATAAATATTTATAATGGCTTATAAACCGCATGGAAAACCATCCAAGTTAAGACAATATGTTAAGCTTGAAGACTTGGGTGGATACCTAAAAGAAAAATACAACGGTTACAGAATGACCGAACAAACAATTGCATTCTGTATGAAAGTCGCAGCTGGCGAAAGCGCTATCGCAGCTGTTAAGGATGTGTATGACTTGCATGATAATAATAGCGAAGCTAAAAGACATACAAAAGAATTACTATACAACCCAAAGATAGTAGAAACAATTAACATCATTAGGGATAATATAAAACACCAAACGATAATTGATACCAATAGCATTCTTATGCGTCTTGAAATGCTTTATGGGGACTGTATAGAAGAAAATGATAAGGCGAACGCTTTAAAGGTCTTAAAACAGATGGCTGATATAATTACAAAGCTGGATGGCAATGTATCCGTTGGGGATGTTAATATTGTATTCCAACTTCCAAATGTTAATAATGTAAAAAAAATTGACATTGAAGCAACTGATATAGAAGAAGTATGAATGTAAAAATACAGGGATGTGACCTATTCCCATGGCAAGAAATTGTGGCTGATAGTTATATCAATGATGACTATAAAACTTATGTGTTGAACAATTCAAGACAAACAGGTAAGTCCTTGTTAATGTCACAGTTAATACTTTATACAGCCATAAATTATAGTAATGCTGCGGTTGGGGTGGTATCATTAACCTATAAACAGGTTAAATTAATATACGCAAATGTATCAGAATTATTGAAGCAAACCCCCATCGTAAGTTCGGATAATAAGTCTGAATTAAAGATACACCTGGTTAATGGTTCGGTTATAACATTCTTAACAGTTCAAAACCCAGATAATATAAGGGGTCATACTTTTACCCATCTATTCTGTGATGAAATGGCCTTCTACCAACTTGATGTATGGAATAAAGTATTATTACCAACAACATTGGCTATGGGTAAGAAAGTGGTGTTAGCAAGCACCCCACGTGGGACAAACCATTTCTATGACTTATTTATGCGTGGGATGAACCCAGATGATAAAAGCATAACAGCATTCAAGTTTGACTATACGGCCAACCCATACTTTGACCCAGCTGAAATTGAAACCATAAGAAAAAGCATCCCAGATGCAATATTTAGACAGGAATTTTTATGTGAATTTACGGACAATGGTTCGGTGTTCAATAACCTAAGGGATGTTTGTATTCACCATGAATTACCAAAACCATCTGGTAATTTATTTGCGGGTATTGATATTGGGTTATTCCATGACTATGCGGTCGCATCCATATTTGATGCAAACGGTAATTTGGTCGCATTTTACCGTAGTAAAACAGGAAGTATAAATAAGTTGAACACAGAATTGGATGAATTTTTAAATAAATACAAACCCCTTAAAACCCTATTAGAATTAAATAACGTAGGGGTTTCGGTGTACGAATACCTTTACCCACGTGTTAGGGGCTTAGAAGGCTTTAAAACGACTGGTGTAAGTAAGGGTGACCTTATTAACCAATTACAAAATTCAATTGATGATAGGTTAATTAAATTGCCGCACCATACATTTATACCAGAAGTTTATAATGAATTGGTTAACTATGGTTTCAAGTATAGTGAAAAGACACGTCAGATACAATATGAAGCCATCAGCGGCCATGATGACGTGGTTATGTCATTGGCGTTGGCAAACAAAGCATATGTGGATGCAAACCACAAGAAGAAGTTAAAACCAAAGGTTTACTTTGGTTGATAAAAAACGATAATAAGATAATTATATTTATAGATGATGCAGAAATTAGAATTTAACAATAAGCAATACAACATCCCACAGACATGGTTTGATGTTACGTTTGAACAATATCTTAAATTCACCGAATTTGTGAAGTTGTCAAATATTGGTGAAGATGCTGATATTGACCCAATATTCTTTTATAGCAGGGTATTTAAAACTTTGACTGGTGATAACATCAACTTTTATGATGCACCGTTCAAAGAATTTGTTGCATTTAAAAATGCGGTGAACTTTATTACAACACCAATTGATAAGATACCAAATAAAAAGACAATTGAAACCAAGAACACCTTTGTGGTGCAAAAGAATTTGGAAAATATGACATTTGGTGAATATGTGGATATTAACGCATTCGCAGCTAAACAAACCATCGATAACCAATTAAAAGTTATTGCGGTGATGGTGGATGTTTATGAAAAACCAAACTGGAAAAAACTTAGGTTCAGAAAAAGGTTGAAGAATATGACCTTGGAAGAAAAGGTTGGGTATATATCATCCCTACCAGCGGTTCAAATTGATAACATCTACGCTTTTTTTTTGGATGGTCAGAAAAGATACACAACCAATTTAGTATCCTCTTTGAACAAACAGGTGGCGCTTCTCAGCATCAAATTGCTTTTTCGACTAGTTGGGGTTTTTATTTATGGGTCATGGAAGCATGCCAAGAAGACCTTACTAAGATGGATGAAATTATCGAAAAACCATACAGGGAAGTATTAACATATATAGCTTACAACACCAGCAAGAATAAAATGCTAAAAGCAATGCATGACGAAGAACAAAGAAAATATAAATACAAATGATGAATTATAACCAAATAGTCACCAAGTTAAAAACAACCGCACAGTCACACATTAATGTTGTTACAGCGGATGCTGGTGTCTTAGAAAGCTTAAATTGGGGTGAAATAAAGTATCCCCTTGTGATGATGGTAATGCAACCTGGGTCATTCGAAATAAATAAAATAGTTTATAACGTATCCATGGTAGTTGCTGACGTGGTGGATGACCAATTATTACAACAAATACCCAAGCAAAGTGCTATGTTCGAAATTGGCAGGGATGTGATAACCTATCTAATTAACGATAGTACTACTTTGGACTATGACCTTGTCGAAGAAAGCGTGGTTTTCACCCCATTTGTGGATAACTTTCCTGACTTGTGCGCTGGTATCCAATTCGACTTTCAAATAACAACCATCTATAAAAAAAGCTGTAACTTACCTTTTAATAATGGCATATAAATTACCAAAAGAATTATTGGAAAGCATTGCAAAACAAATGCGTTCAGCTTTAATACAAAGCATTAAAGCGGATAAAAAGGTGTCCACTGGTAGCTTAATTAATTCAATTAAAATTGATATTGATGCCAATGCTAATACACCATCTGTATCGATAGATGGTAACGCTTATTATGCGGTTATTGAAGAAGGTAGAAAGCCTGGTAAATACGTTCCAATATCACCCCTTAAAGAATGGATAAAAGCTAAGGGAATTGAAACGGATGATGCTAAGATAACAGCAAGGGCTTTTGCAATATCCAATGCAATTAAAAAGAAGGGTATAAAAGCAAACCCCATAACAGAAAAAACATTCAAACAGGCGTTGCCTTTGTTTGATAGAATAATAAACCAAGTAATGGATAAGGACTTGGATAAATATTTAGAACAAGAATTTAGTAAAATATAAGCCATGGCCATAACAATTTATTTTCCTATATTTGTAATATGAAGAAATTAGAATATATTAAAGGAACCAATTATGGTATGTTAACCATAATTAAAGAAGTTGAACCAATTGTTGAAACAAATGGTAGGAAAAGAACAGCATTACTTTGTAAATGTCAATGTGGTGGTGAAATTATTTTAAGGGCTGACAGTCTAAAAATGGATAACACAAAGTCATGTGGTTGTTTAAAAAAAATACCTTACGCTAAAAAACATGGTCTTAGTGGAACAACTTATTATCACACGTGGCAAATGATGAAAGAAAGGTGTTATAATGAAAATAATAAAAATTACAAAACCTATGGTGGACGTGGTATAATTGTTTGTGATAGGTGGTTGGAAAGCGTTGATAATTTTTATGCTGATATGGGACCTAAACCAACACCACAACATTCAATAGATAGAATTAATAATAACGGTAATTATGAACCATCTAATTGTAGGTGGGCCACAAAAAAAGAACAAGCTAATAACAGAAGGAAATGATAACCATCTATAAAGAACCAAAGAAATTTAACCAGGTAAGACAAACCATCCCATTTTTGGTGGGGTCAAACATCTTTTCCACCATACCAAACTTTGACCCAATTGAAAGGTCATTTAAGTATGTATTCGAAATAAAAACAATGCGTGCTGATGGTACGTATAAAACCTATGCGAAGGTGGCCATTCCACCTAGACCAGATAACCTATTGGGCTTTTTCGATGCATCGGCCATCATTAAAAGCGCTATCACCTATGACTTGGGGACGCACATAGCAACCACAGCACAACCATGCCCAAAAAGCATTGTTCAGTTTATGGTTATTTGTACAGAAAGGTTCTTGGATACCAATGGTAACTACACCACAGCAACGTCTGAATTGATAGGTCAATATTACGCCATTGATATGGGGGTGAACGAAAGTATAAACGAATATTTGATGGACTATAACGTACAAGCATCACCATTGCACCACCACTTTTTGGCAACAACCGACTTAAGGGTATATGCGAATGAACCATTTAGCTTCAGCTGGTTGGTAGAACCGAAAGAAAGTGGTAATATGTTGGACTTTGCATCTTGTGACTATGGTTCATTTGACAATGGGGTGATAGGTGACTACACTAATTTATCAGCATCAACATTCACACAGTCATTAGCTTTAGCAACATCATTGGCCCAGTCTGGTAGAAGTTTAAACGTCTTAACAAAACCAACAGCATTTACAACATCAACAACATCAGCATCGTTATTTACCATTAACAACTTGATATTAGAAGATAATGCTTCATACACATTCAAAATTTATGTAAGAACACCAACATCATACATCCCAAACAACAATGCATGGAATTTAGAAGCTATTGCAGCTGGTATTAAAATTGCTGGTACAACAACCACTGTTAAAAATGTATGGTTGGCAGGAATTGGATGGCAGGAATTAACTTGTGCGTTTCAAACAAACGCAAACGTTGCTAGTGTAACATTAAACGTTAGAATTAACATGGGTGGTGGTACAACTAACTTGGCATTAAACAACAAGAATTTTTACTTTGATAGTGCAAACTTATTCCAAAAGTTATCAACAACTGATGTGTTATCATCTGGTCAGATAATTGTGGATGATGGTCTACCAACGGTTCAGACTTGGAATATCCCATTCACATACTTTACAACAAACTTATTACCAGTAACCACTTTTGCTGATGGTCGTTTCGATACCCCAGTGGGTCCGTATTCAGGTATCTTAACAGGTGTGGTTGGTGCACAGGATGTTGCAACTGGTTTCTATAAAAATTCGGCTGGTCAAATAGGTCAACATTTCAGACTTAAATTAAGGGATAACACCAACGCAACAATTGGTTTAACTGAAAAGGTTTATCAAGACTTGGATGACTGTAATAAATATACCCCTATCAGACTAAAATTCAAGAATAGCCTAGGGGGTTGGGACTTTATGACATTCACCAAAGTATCATCAGCGGTAACAAACATCGAAAGGGAAAACTATAAGCGTTCTAGGGGTCAAATAGCGGCATCTGGTACAGGTTATAATTATCTAGAAAGTGATAATGACCGTGGATACAAGTCATTAAACATAAAATTAAAGGATACTTTTAGCATCGCATCAGACTGGATAGAAAAAGATACAGCGAAATGGTTGCAAGACTTATACACATCGGATGAAGTGTACATCCTTAACCCAGAAGTATTCCAGAAGTTTGTTGTCAATTCACCATTCGATACCGAATACCCTGTGTTCGTTCAACAGACGGATGTTGAATACCAAAGCAACGCAGGTGATAGAAGACTTGTAAACGTAATTATTGATGTAACACCAGCTGTTAGGTTCGAAGAAAATACGACCAATATATAAAAAACTTTAACAACAAAATAGATGATAAAAAAGGTAGAACTTATAGTGGAAAAAAATAGCATCGACTTATTCGGTGATGAAAGTTTTCCACTATCATTTAGTATAGACGAAATTAACGATATTGGTAAGAAGGCTGCGTCTTATTCAAAAGAAATTAACATCCCAGCAACCCAATTAAACAACCAAATATTCACATCATTATTCGATGTAACAGTTGATGGTGGTTTTAACCCAATATCAAGAAAGTATGCAACCCTATTAGTGGATGGTGTCCCTGTTATGCGTGGTTATTTTAAGTTGTTGGGGATAAACATCAAAGACAACGAATATGTAACTTACAGGGGTTTATTATATGAAGAACAAATTAACTTTATTCAAGCCCTTGATGAATATGAATTAACCAACCTTAACATGCCAGCCACTGGCACATCATATAACTATACAACTGTGACCCAACAGGGGACATTCCAATATACAGGTTTGACACAACAATATGGTAGAAAAAGGACACTTGCTGGTCAAGCAATTGGTAACGCCATAGACTTTGGTGGTTTAAATTTTTCGGCTGGTACATTTGGAACCCTTACACAAGCTTTTAGACAACCTTTCACTGGTGGGTATTATGTACCATCAACTGTCAACGCATATACAGCTACAGTTCAACAAAACGTTAAATTAAGTGGTATAGTTGTATTGGCTATAACAAGTAACGCACCAACTGGTTCAACACCAATTGCACATAAGGTTGTTATAAGTATAAGTAAATTGGACTACAACAATACATTGGGTGGTCAATTCATACAAACCACTATATTACCAGATACAATTTTTACAACTGGTATATTAGCACCAGGTGCTTCTGCAACAATTACGGTTCCAGTACCAACAACAATACCAACAATAGCTTTAGGACCAAACGATAAGATATTATTTGAAATTCATACGTTAACATCGTTCACAACATTTGCAATATCCACATCATCATTGGGTGGTACTATTACAACAAATGCTGGTACCCCAATTACGGTTACAGGACAAACATTTAATTCAACAGCAATATTACAAAACATTGAAAATGTAACGAATGCTGATGATGGTACGGTGACATTCCCATTGGTGGACTATTCTGAACTATATAATTTTTATGGTGGTTCAGCTTCAGCGTTTAATACAACTTTAACCATCCCACCTACGATGAATATACTAAATGAAGACCTTAGACCAGCGGTCTTTGTTAAACGTGTATGGGATGCAATTTTTAAACAAGCTGGTTTTAAATACAAGTCTAAATTCCTTAATGATACCGCATTTAAGTCATTGGTTGTTACAGGTGGAATTGATGAAACTGAAATATCATCATTGATGTTTTCAAGTAAACCTAACCCAAACTTTATTCAACCAGCACCAACAGGTGCGCCAAATGACTTTGGTATAATTACATTAAGTGGTACAGATGATGCGCAAACATCAACAAATAACGTTGTAAGTGGATATGAATACAAGTATGTTCATATGGGCCAAATTATATTAAATGGTCAAACAAACCAAAGACACCCATTCTTATCGGATGCCTTTGTAAACGCATATACCACTTATGCGCCATCAACTAAATTTAACCATGGTTATGCATATAACCCACATAACGCAGCAACTGGTTTATATACTATAACTAACCAAAACTACCATTACGGATATGGTGATATAACAGCCCAAACTAATTACCACTATGGTTTGATGCCAACTGCTGCAATGGATGGTAAATATAACATTAAAAGTAAGTTAAGCTTCACATCCTATGCGATGTATGCAACAGCTTCACCAGCTGTACCTTTATCAAACACAACTAGATATACATTACAGTTGCAAAAATTTGCAAACGGTTCATATAAACACAGTGCAAACTTTTCAACACCAGATGTTAATAAATGGGAAGTTGTTACACAAGTAACTGTAAATAGGGCTACTGGTACGGCACCACAAAACTTAGTTTTAGAATTAAACGAAAACATTGAACTTAAAAAAGGTGATATGTTAAGGGTTGTTATATTGGGTGACCCAAATAACCAATTAGGTGTTACTAACAGTTATGGTTCAAGAATTAAAATATTACCTGATACCTACATGGAATTTAGTAAGTATGGTACGTTTGTGAATGCGAATATCACCAACTTTGCAACCTTATTACCTAGGGGCTTTAAACAACGTGAATTTATTCTAGAATTGGCTAGGATGTTTAACCTTTATTTCGAAACCGATAAGGAAGACGATAAAACGCTTATTATTGAACCAAGGGATGCTTACTATGCCCAGGGTGTAATAAAGGACTACAGCAAAAGAATAGACTATTCTAAGGACTTTCAGGTGGACATATTATCACATGACTTTGCAAAGAAGACAACATTCAAATACGCTGAAGATGAAAAGGACTATTTGGTAACACAATATAGTAACTTTAACCTTAACCAACAACCATTTGGTAACTATGTTTTCACATCACCAAACGAATATAATATTGATGAAAGTGAATTGGTGTTAAAATTCGCACCATCTTATATCCAAAAAATTGGTGATACTAATTTAAAGATAACAAAAATTATTGACCCAGATAAAAAGGAACCAGATGGGGCCGCTAAAAACGTTCCTTACAAAATTAAACCTAGGATAATGTTCTATAAGAAAAAACAGATGGTATTACCAACTGACTATAGGGTTTATATGAACGAAACAAAGACTAGGTCTAATTATTATCCTTTGGTTATATCATCAATAAACATATCAACTTCAAATAACGTAAGTTATTTGTTAACATATTACGGTTATTCTGGTCACTTAGATGACCCAGATACACCTACTGTTGACTTGAACTGGTATACTGACTTTAGTTATTTACCTAATACAATATCAACGTCACAGAACCTTATTAATGTGTTCTACAAACAACAATTAATTGAATTATCTGACGCATCAGCAAGAAAGGTAACGTGTTTTGTTGACCTACAACCAGTAGATATACACAACTTACGTTTTTGTGACGTGTACTATTTCAATAAGGAATACTGGCGACTATTAAACATCAGTGACTATGATACATCATCAGATGTTGCACAGACAACCAGATGTGAATTTATAAAAATTGTTAGGGCACAAACCAACAGTCTTATTGACTACACCACCTTTGGTTACTTGGGTGTGAATGGTGGTTCAGCTGGTGGTATTAGTGGTGGTATATTCGGGGCAACTGACCCAGAAACAGGGCAACCGTTATTGATGCAATTAAATGGTACATCACCTGTTCAAGAAATAACACAGGATACTTACTTTCAGTTAATGACACAACAAAATGATATTAACCAAAGTTTGGTTGAAGGTGCTGGTGGTTTAAATATCCTAACAGAAAGCACCGTTAACAATACATTTAGAACGGTTCAAGATACAGCGAATTTAGCTGGTATTTATGCCGCTAATTTATCAACACATACTGGTGATAAACCAACATATGATATATTAAGAATTACAGAAGAAACAATTCCTAGTGATGAAACCCTAATTGAATATGGTTACAGAACGGTATTATTAGACGGTGTAAACGACAGAAGGGTATTATATAACCTTCATTTAGCCGATGATGTTGAAGATGGTTATACGGTCAAATTTGACATAAGTAATGATACTGACTTTAGTATTATCAAATTTACAAATGACAATATCAAAGGTGAAGACTATTATGTGTTGAATTACGAAAATAAATTTGAAGCCACTTATGTAGCACCAAATAATATGTGGACCATAAAACGTTTTTAATAAAATAATATTTAAAGTATAAAGATATACAATGGCCGATATTAAAAAAATAATAGAAATTGAATTTAAAACCCCTAATGGGGATAAGGTCAAAACAACCAATAAGGAAATAATTGAACAGGTGATAGCCACTGGTGCTGCTTATGAAGTAACCCAGGAAGCTATTGAAGGCAATACAGCTGCCACAGAAGAAAATGCCAAAGCACAAATATCCCTTAAAAAGGAATTGGCTGGTTTAAAAGCTGAAATTGCTGCGTCAATTGCCGCTGGTGATACACAAAGTGAAACCTATAAAAAGAACATTGTTAGGGCTGGGGAATTGGCTGATGCGATGGATGATGCTGGAAAAGCTATTAATGCGAATAAGTCAGCATTTGATAGTTCAATTGGTGCTGCCAAAGGTCTTGCATCTGGTTACGCTGCTGCTGAAGGTGCCTTAGGGTTATTCGGTGGTGCATCACAAGATGCATTGGCTGGTTTACAAAAGGTTCAAAGTGCATTAGCTTTGTTACAAGGTCTTGAAGGTTTAGAAGATGCACAAAAGTCATTTAAAGCATTTGGTTCAACCATTTCAAGTGTTGGTAAACAAGCATTTGGTTCATTAAGAAGTGCAATTATATCCACTGGTATTGGTGCATTGGTTATTGGTGTTGGTTTGCTTATAGCTAACTTTGATGCCGTTAAAGAAGCTGTATTAAAATTCATCCCTGGTCTTAAAGCTGTGGGTGACTTTATTGGTAGTTTGGTTACAGGTATTACCGACTTTTTGGGTATCACATCTGAAGCTGAAAGACAGGCTGAAAAATTAGCTAAGTCTTCAAAGAAAAATTATGATGCTGCTAAGGCTGATATTGAAGTTTTAAAAGCTAAGGGTGCAACCGCTAAAGAAGTATATGATGCTGAAGTAAAAGCTAACAGCAAAAGGTTAAAAGACCTTGACCAAATTAAGAAGCTTAACAAAAAGCTTACAGAAGACGAATTAAAGGAATATAAGGACCTTAAACAACAAAGAAGGATACTTGATGCCCAGGAAATAAAAAGAAAGGCTGACGAAGCTGAAAAACAAGCTGAAAAGGATAAAGCTGCCGCTGATAAAGCTGCTGAAGCTGCAAAGACTGCTGCTGAAAAAAGAAAGGAAGCTAGGGCTGCTGCATTAAAAGCTGAACAAGACCTTATTGCCAAGGTTGACCTTGAAATTAGAAAAGCTGGTAAGTCTAGTTTTGACCAACAACGTATAGACCTTGAAGTGGCTAACGCTGAACAAGAAAAGGTTTTAAAAACCGCTTTGGATAAAAAGGCTATCACCCAAAAACAATATGATGCTGACATTGAAAAGCTTAAGAAAGCCAACGGAATTAAGTTGGGTGAAATTGATAAAGCTGAAAAGGATGCTGACTTAAAAAGACAACAGGACTACAACAACATGTTAATTAACATGGCTGCTGATGCTGAAGGTGCAACCACTGAAGAAAAAATTAAGGCTACCCAAAACAGAATTACATTAGCTGAAACTGAAGCATTAAAACTGGCTAAGACTGAAGAAGAAGCTGGTAAAATTCGTGCTGCATTTGCTAAAGCAGGTGAAGATGCTGTAACTGCTATAAAAAAGAAAGCTGAAGAAGATAGAATTAAAGCATCTTTGGAAGCCACCGATGACCAGTTAAAAAATGATACAGCTTTAAATAAAGAATTGGCTGATGTTTATAATGACAACACCAAGACGTATGAAGAAAAGCAAAAAGAAGTTCTTGAAATACAAAAGAAATATAACAAACTTCAACTTGAAGAACAAAAGGACCAAATTACCAAGGCAATTGCTTTAGAAGAAGCAAACCCTTATAGGGACCCCAAGAAACTTGAAGACCTTAAAAATAAGTTGTCAAAGATAAACGGTGAAATTGCTAAGAACAACGCTGATAGTGCTGAAGAAAGTTCTAAGAAATTCCTTGAAAGTGCTGAAAAAATATTTGAAGAAGTATCCAAATACCAAAACGCATTAAACGAATTGGGTGGTGCTTTGTCAGACTTTTATGCCGCACAGATAACTGAAATTGAAAACCTAGCTGCAAAGCAAACTGAAAACTTAACCAAGCAAAAGGATGATGAATTAGCAAGCAAAGAATTGACTGCTGAAGAACGTTTAGCAATTGAAGAAAAATATGCTTTAGAACAAGCCAAATTGGATGAAGAAACAGCTGCAAAGAAAAAAGACTTGCAAAAGAAACAAGCTGATATTGAATTTGCTATTACAGCTGGTCAAATTATCGCTAACACCGCAATGGCTATCATCAAAGCTTATGGTACGATGGACCCAATTTCAGCGACAGTATTTGCTGCCATAATTGGTGCCACTGGTGCACTACAATTAGCAAATGCTAATAAGCAAAGGGAACAAGTAGCTGCATTGGCAACTGGTGGTCTTGTAAGCGGTCCTGGTGGACCAACTGATGATATGATACCAGCGATGTTATCCAACGGTGAAGCGGTCATCAATGCAGCCGCTGTAAAAAGGTTTGCACCTATCTTATCACAAATTAACCAGTCAACTGGTGGGGCACCTATTCCAATGCCTAAGTTTGCCGCTGGTGGTTTGGCAACATCTGACCAAATATTATTGGGTATATCTGATAGAATTAGTTCTATCGCTGCCACACAACAAACGGATGCCCCTGTAAGGGCGTATGTGCTAGACACTGAAGTATCTAGTTCAACAATTAAAAATAATAGAATTAGAAGAAATTCAACATATTAATTAAAATGAATTACGATATAAAAATTTACGATATTAACATTGACGAAGCCTATTTGGGTGTGAATGAAATAAGCTTTGTGGAACAACCAGCCATGGAAGAATTATTTATAGCAATGTCAAAAGAAGAACCAATTAAATTGGCCGCTGATAACGATAAAATGTTAGTGGTGGGTCCTGTGCTTATTCCAGATAAATTAATTTATAGAATACACCCAAAAACTAAAGAAGAATACTACATTCGTTTTAGCGCTGAAACAATTCAAAAAATTGTTAACAGATATTTTACCCAAAATAAACAGCTTAACTATAACCTAGAACATGACGGTGATAATGATGTAAATGGTGTTATTATGGAAAGCTGGATAGTCAAGAATACGGATGTTGACCAAAGTGCTTTATATGGCTTTAAAATGCCTGTTGGCACGTGGATGGCTGCCGTTAAAGTAGAAGATGAAAACTTTTGGAAGGAATATGTTAAGACTGGTAAGGTAAAAGGCTTTAGCATCGAAGGTCGCTTTGGTCATGAATTGGTTGAAGCAATGAATGCGCAAAAATTGGTTATTGAACCACAGTCTGGTGAAAGCAAGGATGAATTTGTGTCAAGATGTATTGGTATTGAAGTTGGTAATGGTTATGACCAAGACCAAGCTGCTGCAATGTGTTATATTAAATGGGATGAAAGGCTTAATTTGGAATTAAGAACTGGTGACCGTATTTCGTTTGACTACGATGGAACTATTAGCACCAGAATTGGTAAACAATTAGCAAGAAAAGAAATTCAAAGTGGTTCAACTGTTTACATCATCAGTGCACGTTCATCCGCATCTGGTATGTATGCTATTGCAGATGAATTGGGGATACCACATGATAGGGTTTTTGCTATGGGTGGAAATATTCAAAAGGTTGCTAAAATTAAAGAACTTGGTATTGATGTTCATTACGATAATAATAGGCAGGTTAAAAAACTTTTACCTAAAGGAATTGGTATGAATTTCACCTTATCAGAACAGGAAGCATTAACATTAATTGAAGCTATTTTATTGGCTGAAGATAGCTATACAGACTATCCAGAAGCTGGTGTTGAAAACGCTAAGACGGCTTTAAGATGGGCTGAAGAAAATGGTTGGGGAAATTGTGGTGAACAGACTGGAAAAATTCGTGCAAACCAAATTGCAAATAAAGAACCCCTATCTAGGGACACAATTGCTAGGATAGCAGCATTTGAACGTCACAGACAAAATTCAACACGTGAATTGGGGGACGGTTGTGGTAGACTGATGTGGTTATCTTGGGGTGGTGATGAAATGATAGCATGGGCACAACGTAAATTAAAACAAATAGACAACAATGGCTAAAGTTAAAGAAATTAGGAATTGGGTGCAAAAACCCAAAGCTAAAAGAAAAGGTGTCCACAGTAAATGTAAGGCATCCAAACACAAAGGAAGTAAGAACTATCTTAAGCGCAACAAAGGGCAAGGATAACTGGTTATTATTCAACCGTTTACCCATATCTTTTGGAACGCATAGAAAATATTTATATTCCCTTGTATATAATAAATATTATTTATAATAAATTTTTAAGTATGTCTAAAAAATTAGAAGCTATCGCCAAAATTCTTGGAATTACTTTGTCATCAGAAACTGATGTGAAACTTGCCCAAGCTGTAACAGCTGAAGGTGTAACGGTTCACACTGAAGCCGAAACTTTTGAAGTTGGTGCTGCTGTTACTGTGGTTGACGAAAATGATGTTATGGTTGCTGCACCTGCTGGTGAACACGTCCTTGAAGACGGTTCTACAATTGTGTTGGATGAAGCTGGTATCATTATCGAAGTTAAACCAAAAGTAGAAGAAACAGAAGACCCTGCTGAAGCAGAATTGTCTGAAGAAGGTGATGAAGAAGAAGAAGAAGAAGTTAAAGCTGAAATTACACCTGAACAACAAACGGCTATCGTAGCTGAAGTGATGCAAATTCTTGAACCAAGAATTGCTGCTTTGGAAGAAGCATTGTTGAAGGCTGTTGAAGCATTAAGCGGTACAAACAAAGACTTGACCGAAAAGGTCGAAAAATTAAGTGCACAGCCAGCGGCTGAGCCTTTAAAACCAAAATATAACATCCCTGTGCAAGAAGAAAATGCATTGGCACGTTATAAAAGAAAATAATAAAATAATAATAAAACAAAAACTAAAATTAATTAAATTATGTCATTTAATGTAACTGGTATGACCGACTTCGTGAAACAAGAAGGTTTCGGTCTAATTGTAAAAAGCGTTACTGAAGGTAGAACATCTTCTTTGGTAAACGTAATTACGGGTTTAAAGGGGGCTGCGGAAGTACCTTTTTTAAATTCCGCTATCACACTTAAAGCTGGTGGTTCATGTGGTGCCTTCAATGGTGCTGGTTCTACTTCAACTTTTTCAAAAGTAGCTATTGGTGTTAAACCTGTTCTTTTCGAAGAGCAATTGTGCGTTCCTGCACTTGAAAATAAAGTATTGTTGTATAACACAACTGGTTCTGATGCATTACCATATGCTGAAGAAATGTTCAACGAAAAAGCTATGCTTATTTCTAAAGGTCTTGACCAATTAGTATGGTTGGGTTCAGTATCAGGTGGTGATGCATTCGATGGTTTCACTGTACAAGGTGCTGCATCAATGTCAACTATCACTGGTTCTACTTCAAACGTATACGATGCTATCGACTTGGCTATCGACACAGCTGTTGCTGCTGATAGTACATTCGAAAGTTCTGACAGCGTTGCTATCTTCTTGAACTATGCTAAATTCCGTGCTTTGCAAAAAGAATTGGTTGTTAAGAATTATTTCCACTACAACCCTGCAAACTTGGGTGATAACCAAGAATTAATTTTCCCTGCAACAAAGGTTCGTGTTATCGCAACTGAAGGTTTGGCTGGACACAACTTCTTGTATTTGGCTGACACCGCACACTTACACATCGGAACTAACTTGGCTTCAGAAGCTGAAGGTATGGTCGCATTCTACGATATGCCAACAAACAGCATCTTGTTAAGAAGTGAATTCTACATGGGTACAGGTGTATCTAAGGCGTTCTTCAAAAAAGCTTGTTAATAACTAACATTATTAGCTTATAAAAATTAAAATAAAAATTAAAATTTAAAACATATAATATATGGCTTGTTTATTAACTAGTGGATATGACTTAGCAGGCATCTGTTCGAAAGAAAATGTGGGTGGCCTTAATAAGATATATATCGCAAACTGGACAGATACACAAGGTGAAGTATCATACGATGACGCTGCTGGCGAAATTGATGGTTTAGGAACTGGTTACAACTGGTTCACCTTCGACCTTGTAAAGGAAACAAGTGGCTATGTAGAAAACGTTACCGCTAACGTACAAAACGGTACTATTTCTTACCAACCACAAGTTACCTTAGTGATGAATAAATTGGATACTGACAAACGTAATTTGGTTCAACTATTAGCAGTAGGTTTATTGGTTGTTATCGCTGAAGATAACAATGGTAACTACTTAATGTTGGGTCGTGTTAAAGGTTTGGATGTAACTGCAATGGACATGGGTTCTGGTACAGCTAACGCTGACAGAAACGGTGTTGTTCTTACCTTAACTGGTTCTGAACCTAAAGTTTCTGCATTCTTGGATGCAACTGCTAAAGCTGCATTACCATCATTGGCTACATACTAATATCTAGTATCATCGATAATAGAAACCCCTGGCTTTTGGCTGGGGGTTTTTTATTTAAAACAAAACCAAATAAATTATATTTATTGATAGAAACAAATTTAAAACTATGAACATCAAGAATTTCGCTATTAACAATATAGCTATTTATGAACAAATTACTTTAGGGGATATTATAACAATGGACTTGACTAGTGATACTGGTGGCCATACTATAACATTCACCCCATATATTCTAACTGTTTACCCAACTTATTTTACAGCACGTATTGAATGTGTTATTAGCGTAGGTCAAGAAGACTTAAATAATGGTAAAATATTCCTTTTAGATGGAAACGGTTATTACAATTATACAATATACAACAACAGTGTTGAAATTGAAACAGGAAGTGTGTTTATTCAAGCGCAAGAACAAATAACTATCGTACCTGCACCTTATTACGGTAAGAACGGTACAAATGGTGTAAGTGGTTCAAGTGGCTTATCTGGAACCAGCGGACAAAACGGAACTAGTGGCCAGAATGGAACTAGTGGACAAACAGGTGCTACTGGTAGTTCTGGTTCATCTGGACAAACAGGCGCAACAGGTTCTAGCGGTTCTAGCGGACAAACAGGAACAAGTGGTGCTAATGGACAAACTGGTGCAGCTGGTTCAAGTGGTTCTAGCGGTGCTAATGGTGCCACTGGTTTAACAGGAACAAGTGGTGTAAATGGTACGTCTGGTGCAAACGGTGCAACAGGTGCTACAGGAACAAGTGGTCAGAATGGTACAAGTGGACAAACAGGTTCTAGCGGTTCAAGTGGTGTATCTGGCGGTTCCCCAGGTTTGGTAACTAATGGTGCTAATGGTTTAAAGTCAGCGGCAGCTTTAACAACAAACCCTGCTGTATCAACTGGTACTAATTCAATTGTATTGGGTGATAACGCTAAAGACGAAGGTACAGCTAATAGTGTTGCGATAGGTTTAAATGCACGTGTAAGAACAGAAACTGGTGTTGCCATAGGTAAAGATACTGAAACATATGATGGTGGTGTCGCTATTGGTGAAGGTGCTGTTTCTAATTATGCTGGTACTAGTATCGGTAAAAATGCTAGAACATT